CGATATCAGAAAAACATACGAGATATATGTTCAAACCTTGGTTTACTATGGCAGAGAAGTCAGATCAATATATCTGCATATCAAAAGATCATATCGTTGCTTGTACTCTACCTAATGATACACTCTTCACAGAATATCGGCGCGCAATTAATCAGATGATATCTTCTTCGAAAAAAAGACCAACCCCAACTCTTGATTCAATATCGTCAGAAGAACTATTTCTCCGAGAAAAGAATGAGTATGATCAGGTTCAAAAAGAAATTCTAGAGTTAATCGAAGAAATGGAACGCAGATCAAATGAAGAAATTGAAATAGAGGAATTATCTGGTGACTCATCTGGACCTAGCAACAATATCATCAAGTTCCCTGGTCCAGATTCAATTCACTAATATATTCCTTTCCCTGCGAGTCAAGCTCTATTCTACCTATATTTTCAGAAAAAGCAACCCCTTGCTTTTCTCCTCTTTTTTTTGTATACTTGATGAAGATAAAGTTGTAGAGGTAATATTATGAAAGCGAAAGACAAACCACATTATGTCAATAATGCAGATTTTTCTGCAGCAGTTGTCGAGTATGTGAAACACGCACGCGAAGTAGAGGCGAGCGGTAAAACCAAACCACAGATCACCAATTACATTGCTCAGTGTTTTCTTAAGATTGCCGAGGGTCTATCACACAAGGCAAACTTCGTTCGCTACACATATCGCGAAGAGATGATGATGGATGCAGTTGAGAATTGTTTAAAGGCAATTGACAACTACAATCTCGAGACCGCCACTCGCACAGGTAAACCCAATGCCTTTGCTTATTTTACGCAGATCTCTTGGTATGCATTCTTGCGTCGTATCGAGCGAGAGAAAAAGCAGCAAAATATTAAGATGCGATATTTGACAGAGAGCGGCATCGAGGATCTCATTTCAGAGGAATCTCAGAATGATGAAGCGTTCCGTCAAACACAGGCATTTGTCGATGAGTTACGAGAGCGAATCGATATGGTAAAAGAATCTGATAAATCAGTGAAGGAATATGAGAAAGGGCAGCGACAACGTCGCAAGCGAAAGGTTGACTCGGACCTAAGCACCTTTATTGAAGAGGACGATGAGTATGGGGTGGTTTAAGTTCCTCAAATCAGGTCTGCGTCTGGCGGCGAGACCAAACGCCGACCCTGACCCAGAAGAGATCAATGTAGAAAATGCATATAAGACGCGCTGGGTTTGGTACCATACTATTCTCGCTTTAGAACTTTTCATGACTAATTTACTTTTATTCATCATTGTTGTACAGTTGGCAAATATATAATGAAGATCGCAATTCTTAACGACACTCATGCGGGCATTCGTAACTCGTCTGAGATATTCATGGACCATCAGGAAAAATTTTACCGTGACGTTTTCTTCCCATATCTTGAACAGCAAGGTATCAAAAAGATTCTGCACTTGGGCGATTATTATGATAATCGTAAGTTTATTAATTTCAAAGCACTCGAGCACAATCGGAAGATCTTTCTGGAGAAACTCCGAGAACTACAGATACACATGGATATCATACCAGGAAACCATGATGTTTATTACAAGAACACAAATAACCTTAATGCTTTAAAAGAACTCCTAGGGCATTATATGGGAGAGGTTCGCATCATTGAGAAACCAATGGTGGTGAACTATGATGGTCTAGACTTCGCATTGGTTCCTTGGATTAACCACGAAAACGAAAAGGAATCAATGCGCTTTTTATCTAAGTGTAAAGCGACCCATGTAGGAGCGCACCTAGAGATCGCAGGGTTCGAGATGCAAGCGGGTATACCTTGTACAGAAGGAATGCCTGCAAGCGTATTTGAGCGATTTGAGAGCGTTCTGACGGGACATTTCCACACTAAATCGTCAAGCGGTAATATACATTACCTCGGGTCGCAAATGGAGTTCTTCTGGAACGACGCACATGATCCGAAATTCTTTCACGTATTCGACACAGACACGCGTGAACTCGAGGCAATACAAAATCCTGTACGAATCTTTGAGCGCATCTACTATGACGACACAAAGGAAAAGTCAGAATACTATTACAATGCCGGTAAGCTCCCTGACGTTGACGATAAGTTTGTCAAGATCGTTGTAGTCAACAAGTCCAACCCCAAACTGTTCGAGAAGTTCGTTGACCGTATCAACTCTCGACGCATTCATGAGTTGAAGATTGCTGAGAACTTCGAGGAGTTTGTGGGATCGTCTGTTGAGGACGAGAAAGTTTCTCTTGACACAACCGAAGATTTATTGTATAGTTATGTTGATGCTGTGGATACTCCTCTTAATAAGGATCGTATCAAGAACATGGTTCATGAACTGATGATTGAAGCACAAACTTTAGAGATTGTATGATATTTTTTAAAACTTTGCGATACCGTAATTTTTTATCTACGGGCGATTCCTTTACAGAAATTGATCTCAACCGAAACTCATCGACGTTGGTTGTCGGGCAAAATGGTGCCGGCAAGTCTACAATGTTGGACGCACTTTCATTCGGGTTGTTCGGTAAGGCACACCGAAACGTCAACAAACCGCAGTTGGTTAACTCTATCAATCAGAAAAACTGCTTGGTTGAGGTTGAGTTCAGCGTCAATGGTTCCGATTATAAGATTGCTCGTGGGATTAAACCCGTCTGTTTCGAGATCTGGAAAGACGGGAATCTGATCAATCAGGACTCGCACAATAAAGAGTATCAGCAGGTGCTCGAACGAAATATTCTGAAACTAAATCACAAGTCCTTCCATCAGATTGTGGTCCTTGGTTCTTCTTCGTTCGTGCCTTTTATGCAACTTCCCTCGCACGTGCGTCGCGATGTAATCGAGGATCTGCTGGATATCAATGTGTTCTCAAAAATGAATAACATACTGAAAGAGCGCAACTCAATCTTAAAGGAGCAAGTTCGTGCCAACGCAGCTGACCTAGAAACCATTGAGATGAAAGTCAAGACGCAGAAACGCTACGTCGAAAAACTGCACAACCTTAATAAAGAAGCGAAGTCTGAAAAACTAAATGAAATAAAATCATTGGAGCAAATGATCGAAGACGTTCGATCAACCATAGATTTGATTGACGAATCGCAACTTGATCTTCTTAGGGACCAATCAAACAAGACTATCAAATCAATCTCTGAAGTCGAGAAGTATGATTATCAGTTTGGCGTGAAACAGAAAGAACTCAACAAAGAGATTTTGTTCTATGAAAATAATACCACTTGTCCCACCTGCGATCAAAGTATTGACGAAGGACTTAAACAAGAGAAAACCCAAACAGCAGCGAAAAAGTGGGATGACTTCGAAGAAGGAAGACATCTCGCATCAGCAAAGGTCGCAGGACTGAAGCAAACTCTATCTTCCCTCGAAGACTCCATCGCTGATATCAGCAGAAGAGTGAATGACGCTGACAGAAAAAACACGCAGATCGCAGAGTACCAACGAAGGATCACTGAGATACAGCAACAGTTGACGAAGTTTGACGAGTCGACAGGTGACATCGAAAGTGCCGAGAAAGAGTTGGAAGTCTTGAGCGAGAACAGGTACGAAGTTGTTGATCAAAAGTCTGACCTTGCTGACAGGGCATCATACCATGTGGTGATCACTGAGATGCTCAAGGATACTGGTATCAAAACTAAGATCATTAAACAATATCTGCCAGTCATCAACAATCTAACTAACAAATATTTACAGGTACTCGACTTCTACGTTTCGTTTCACCTCGACGATACATTTAAAGAGACAATTAAATCTAGGCATCGTGACGCATTTTCATATGACTCGTTCTCTGAGGGTGAGAAACAACGCATTGACTTGGCTTTGCTATTCACATGGCGTCAGGTTGCTAAGATGAAAAATTCAGTAGCGACCAACCTTCTGATCCTTGACGAAACATTTGATTCAAGTTTAGATGCAGAAGGTGTCGATAACCTGACCAAGATTTTGGACACGTTGGACAATGATACCAACGTATTCATCATATCCCACAAGGGGGAAATGCTTGACGGAAAGTTCGAATCTAAGATAGAATTCGTTAAGCGAAAAAACTTTAGTCAAGTAGCTTGATTTTATGTTCTTTTTTATGTACTATAGTTGTATAACTTATGAGGATTAATTAATTATGGAATTAACTGAAAACACACTGCAGGTTCTTCGTAACTTCGCATCCATTCACCAGAACATCGTTATTCAAGAAGGTAATGTACTTCGCACA